GATGACCCGACATAATAGGAATCGTCGGCAAGCTTGCTTGCCTTCGATTTTTAAGTCGGTGATTCGCTGTGTTAGCACCAGCTCTAAGTTAGGAGTTACTCACCTCTCAACTAACTTAGACGCTAGCGCATGCACCCAGTCCGTGACACGGACGATGGATGCGACTAGTACAGCGTATTGGCGCGGGACATGGATTATCCTCGGAACGAGTCCGGATAATCCAACAAACAATAAACAAACTTCACGGAAACCAAAGGTAAACCGGGGACGGCAGCCACCTGGAGTCCAATTACTCAATCGAGCATGGAGAGCCTATACGACTTCAATCCTTGCGCAGTTAACGAAGTTCCAATGTGATGCAATTTGCAAACGTACACGTGCAAAGCCACGTAAGAAAGGCCCGGCGGGAACCTACAGTCAATCGACTGCTGGTTTCCACCGAAGCATCGCTTACACAGCTAAGTGGGTGACGTCTGCCTATGTACACCATGGAGCTTCCTATGCTGCGTCAGGACTGAAGTCATTGATGACTCTCGCTCTCAGGAGAGCATGTGGACTCGGAACTGGCTGTCTACCTGATGCACCTTCCCCAAAGAAAGCCTTCAATGGTCTTTCTATGTTTGTAACGCGGGCTGGTTTTCTTGGCATTGGCAATTCTGTTGCCTCCTTGCCCCCTCCACCAAGTTGGGATCGAGCGGAAGCTCTTCGAGCGCATGAGCGCGAGATGAGTGTCCGTCCAAATCGCAACGAAGTGGAGTGGGCATCGGGAGCAGCAGGAGTGCTCGATGCTTGGAAAGCCAGACTGTATTACAAACGTAAGAAGGTCATTGAAGGAGAATACGATACTGTTGGCCTTTTGAGCGGTGGGGCTATCGGTTACCCACGTGAGAGTGGGGGAGCAATGACAAACATCCTCGAACAGCTGGCGCGCGACTGTAAAGAGGATCGTTCACGAGACCCAGACCTTAGGTGTCACAAGGCAGCTCGGCTGCCCGGAAACACTCATCCTCTGGAATCTCACGGAACGATCCTCGATAGAGCCGCACGCCGGATATACGAAGATGTGAGTTGTTGGTCCCTCTATCTCACGTGCATAAATCGACGGCTTAGCCTGTTTCTTAACACGATTGTTGCGAGCTATTGCATTGGTTCGATCCCGAAGGATTTCACCAGGCAACTGCCGCTCGGTCGTGTTAATATTCAAGCCGAACCGAAGCTCAAATGGCGCATCAGCATCGTTACCTCCTCAGCAATCAATGGGGTAACCTATCCCTTAGCTCGAATGATCACAGCCTTATTCCAGAAAGAACCCTATATCTTTGGAATGGCCCCTGGTGACCAGGTTCGTCTAACACAGTTCATCGACGGTCTCCAACTCCCGCCCGGATGGGTCTTGAGGAGTACAGATTGGAAGGGTGGCTCCAATAGGTTGACTTTCTCATGCACGGGGCAGTTAGGAGAGTGGTTACAAGACTTGGGTAACATGGGAGACGATAGGCTCATGACTGAAGTAATACAATCTAGTTGTCGAGAATGGGTATATGTCAAGCCGGACCTCACTCATTTCCTCACCCGAAGGGGTGTGGGAATGGGATGGTGTCTAACTTGGCTTATGCTCAATCTCGTCAACCTAGTTGCATTAGTTCTCTCATGGGCCGATTATCTCACATGTAACCCGCGTAGTGTATACCTTCTCTATTACTGTCCTGCAGCAAAGAAGAAGCAACTTGGTGAAGCCGGGACCTTCCATCCTGTACCTCTTAAGGCTCCCGGGGAGCGGGGGGAGGCGACCGAAGAACGAACTGCAAAGGCGAAGCAGGTCCACGGGGGCTGTCCAGAAAAGAGAGGGACTAGCTGGCATAATCGCTGTGGTTATCTGCAAATCTTCTCCTTCCTTGTCGACAAGGTACGTGTTTGTGGAGATGACCTAGTGACCGCATGTCCGCGTGCGGTAAATGTTGGGTACACGGTCTGGTTACAGCGATCGGGTGCTGATGTGCACCCCCATAAAGATATCACGAGCAGGCGCTCGGGAATCTTTGTAGGGGTGCCTATCATCACCAAATCAGCCAAACCAGGACGTAACCGTACGTTTACTACACGCGACTGTGTGGCAGTAGGTCAGCTCCTCGGAGACGTACCCGGGTGGATGGGGGCGGGGCCAGGCACCGTGGCAGCCCTTGCAACAGTCAAACATGGATCGGCTCGGTATCGTTATCTTGTAACGATAGCTAACCGGTACCATGCTAAACTACGCAAGGATTACTACGATGCCGGGCTCAACCCCGATCTACCCGGTTGGCTCGGAGGGGGAGGATTTGCGACGAACCATACCTTGCTGCAGGTTGTGAGACGGAGTGATTATCGCTTAAGATTGGC